CACGCCATCTCGTTTGGTAAAGATTCTCGTTATGCCTAACGCTAATCTTTCCATTACGAAGCTCACCCTTAAGGAGGCTCAACAACAGCATAGGCCCATTGTAGAACCACCCGCGTCCTCTCTTTGGCGGAGTAATTACTCCGTCTCCAATAGAGTAGACTTTCGGGCGGACAATGTAAGATCGATACGCAATCTTCTGCGTCAGTCGACCTCTCTTGTCACGCCTTCGGATCCAACTATTGGCAAGGCTGGCAGGAACGCGCACGCCGCTATCAAGGTTATCTGCATAGGGTACGTATGGAAGATTCACATCCTCCAATAAGTATCGTACAGAAGACCTCAGCGGAATGCCAGTTCGAAAAGACCAGTCGTTTAAGAGATTCACGGCGATCGAGATATCTTGCCGCGATCTTAACCTTTTTAGGTAAACACCGCGAACATCATGACCATGAAGATAGTCGTGACCGCAAGATTCCCGAAACCGTCCTGTATTAAAGGACTTCGTTAAGTTGATCTTCAGGCCTAAGGCTGCCAAAAAGTGACAGAATACATCGTACGCCTCACGGCATACAATGATATCGTCACCAAAGACAGCCCAATTGCCCGGAGTCAACACGCCGCTTTTCTGCGTCCTTGGGTTATCATGAATGATGATCCCCAATTCGCGATACACGGCTCGAACGGCACAGCTTAGTATAATTGTCATCATAGGGAATGTAAAACCATTTCCCATTGTTGACAGCATACCAAGATCCACTCTAAGACCAAAATCAGGAAGCTCGGTATAAGGGACTCGCAATTCACACAGCGTATCATAGATATACTGTGGTGCAATTTCCTTAACCAACCCTAAACTGATGAGGTCAGACGCCGAGGAAAGATCAATGGTGGCGAAATCGCCACTACGACTTCCCTGGCGGGCGAGGATACGATTGATATCAGGTTGAGTTTCCAGATCAAGATTCCACAACGAGATCATGCGGCGACGAAAAATCGCCTCAAGACCAAGTTGCGCGAACATATTGATTGTTGGCTCAACGCATATCGCTCGATCTGTGTCCGAATTCTTCGGAACGAACGTCATCTTAGATGCGTCAACTATATCGGCTCCGAAAGGCGACTGGGAGGATCTAAGGCTTTCGCCTTCCCCCCACGTGCCTAAGAGGCTCGTATAGGCCTTGTACATTGAGTACAATGACAGCGATGTAGTAGTGAGGTACTTGGAACTACCGAGCTTCGCATAGAAGCTCTGGCCGTCCGCGTACAACGCAGAACCCGGACCTACCCTCCCATCCGACAGTATTTCACTGTAAGATGAGAAAAGTAGAGACTCGCGCTCAAAGAAGAAGCGATCCATCTCCATTTTTAATCCAGACAAGAGTCTGGAAAGGAGCGGATCGCCTTCATGACGCCATTTCCACTCCTTCGAGAGGTAGTTAGCCTCAAGGAAAGAGAGAGCAGCACGCGATTTACA